CAAAAGTGGGTATGGTGCTGAACACCGAGCCGCCACTAAGAAGAATCCGTATCCTCATGTGCCACCCTCCGTCAGACAATCGCCACCCATTATGTCGATTGATGATTTTGGTATACCTATGAATTTGTCTACGGGTGCATCTCCCACAGGAAAAGGAAAGTCCGGTGTTGCATCTTCGGGTTTGGCGAAAAAACTTGCAGAAATTCAAGCAAAACGTAAAGCACTACAAAGTAAAAGAAAAACATTCCAATCTGGACAGTTGGTAAAAACAAACGCTGCGTTTAAAAGTAGGGATGCAGTGGGGGGCGGCCGTGACCGGGGCATGATGTTAACATCGGAAAAGGAGGAATACGATAAATTTTCAGAGATAGGACGAAGTGCTCATGCGAAAGGACAGGCAAGTTTCGACCAAGGTAAAATAGAGTCAGCTAATTTAATGAGGCAGGAAAATGAAATTAAGTTAATGATGGATGCAGGAAAGTCATCAAGTGCAGATGGTAAAGGTGGCACTACGGTTGTTAATAATGTCAGTGCGCCGCAAAATTCAAGTGTCACTACTACAGGTAGAAGTGGATCAAATACAATTAAGAATAATAAGTATGGTAGATTGAACATAAATCTACCGGGATCAGGTTTAGATATGTAAAAAAGGGGGGTCAAAAGACCCCCCAGTTTCTTACTCTTTTGCCAACTTTTCAAAATAGGACATAGTGTCCTCATCATCACCAGTATCAACAGTAGGCGCTGGAGTAGGTTTCGTATCCACCTTTGGTTCGACCCAAGGTGCATCTTCCATAACCGCAGCAGCATTCCCTACTGTGGTCGTCCCCGCAAGAACCATATCCAAACGAGTCTTCAACTCATCATAGGACTTGAAGTTGGTTGCAGCAGTAAACTCTGATAGAGGATACTGCTTCTTCCATACTTCTTCCAACTGATCATCATCATCAAACAGGGGAGATGGTGCTGAGAACTCTGACTTATCATAGTTCCAGTAACCTTCTACCTTACGAAGCTTCAACTTGAAGTTCGCACCTTCCCAGAAGTCAAAAGGATTAACCGCAGTTTCATCCTTAAACGCTGGTTGCATTGCTTCCATGCACTTGTCAAAGATTTTCTTACCAAAGCGATAGAGCATCACCTTACCCTCATTCTGAGGATTGGCAGAGTCTTCAACAACGTAGATGTTTGCAAAATACTGCAACTTACGCTTCTGCTTACGAGCAATCTCCTTATCAGACTCAACACCTGAGTTCCAATATGCAGAGTTCATCTCTGATACAGGGTCATTCTGACCAACGGTAGTGAGAGAGTTCTCAATATACCATTGTCCAGTAGGGCCTTGAAACGCATGGTTCCAGACCTTTGCCCAAGGCATATCCTCACCCTCTACTGCGGGAAGGAAACGAATAACGGCATAACCATTACCGCTCTTATCCATGACGGGCTTCCAGAGACGATCATCCACATAGGACTTCTTCTCTCCCCCACCACTATCTGCTTGAACTGCTCCAAGCAGTTTGTCCAACGAATTAGACTTCTTTAGTGTACTTAACGACATATGTATTCTCCTTATGTAATATATGTTTTCGTATGTTTATAGTGTTACCACTTTATCACAAAATTCTGCTTTTGTCAAGTAACTTAGATTATTTTCTTGAATAAATTGCTCTTTGGCATCTACCCAAGAAAACGTAATATCCTTGAACTCTCTAAAAACAGTTTGCATCTGGTTCATCCAATTAGTTGAATTAAAACCTTTTGCATCACTGGGCAGATAATTATCTGTCCCTTTATACAAGTTGTTCAACGGCTCGTCGTATGACGATAGGTCAAACCCCATGATATAAACTTCTGTTGCTCCCTGCTGACATGCAAGGTGCAATGCGGTGTTACCCGCTGACCATCCAATCGGAAAGTCAATGTTATTTATGTGGTCATTCTCATCCACATAGGTGATCCAGACACCCACATCCTTCTCCATCTTCATGCGAAGGTCTTTCATATCCAGCTCTGGATTCATCTGAATTGCAGCTTCAATCCTCTCATGAAGTGTCATAGGGTCTTTCCCTGATATAACACACTGGTCTGTTACTGGCGAACTCTTATGAATGAATGCCTCTGGAATATCAAACCCCATAAACATAAACTCTGCTGCTTCAGATGGTAGATGTGTCCAGTTTGCGAAATGACAATTAATGTCTCTATAGTCGCATCGTTCATGGATTTCCTGTTGCATACCATAGTCAACTGCTACGAGGTTATCAGTTACCATATCACGATAGATTGCATTGCAACCCCATGTGACAGCATCAACCTCATACTGTTTATCGCTGAACCACTTGCGTGACTCACCATTTCCTATGACAACTGCCCTAGACATTACTGATATCCTTCATGAGAGGGAAAATCTTTGCGATCTCGTTAGCACACGCAATCGCAATATCCTGATGTTCCTTTTGTGTACCATTCGCACTCCGTAGGTCAATGTAGTGTACCCATGAGCGCAGTGTACCGTTCATGTATAGACGGGATATAGTCATACCCTCTGGTAGTACTACACGAGCCTGTTCCTTTGCGATACCCTTACTAATTGCCCACTTGTATGTTTCTTGCGCCTGTCTCCATAGGGCGTGTTGTTTCATACGAAACTCTTCATTCAAGCGGCGATTGTCCTCACTCAGCTCGATACTGTTCTGTCTATTCTTGGGGTCTTGCAGACGTGCTTCTCTAGTCTCAAATGATAAATCCTTGGTAGGGTCTGCATACCGTTGACTGAACTCTTGAAATGAGAACGAGCGGTGACGTAGAATTTGACGTGCAATGTCCCTCGTTGTCTCAATCTCCAGACATGCACTAACCATCTCTAGGGGTGACCAGTGCTTATGCTTAATGAGATACTTGATAAGCTTCTCGCTCGTATCTTTGTTGTTCTGGTTGCCGGGATTGGATACCCTTGCACAATATGCAATGAGTTCCTGTGCGTCATCTACACCAATAATGTTATCTGGTGTAGAATGTGATGTCATTCTTACTTTCATAATATCTCCAAAATGGTGCTGGTACAAGGAATCGAACCTCAAACTGATGATTACAAATCAACTGTTATACCGTTTAACTATACCAGCTATTCCATCTACTTGGTGGTGGCAAACCTACGCTGTGGTTTATAACCCTTTGGCCAAGTGGGTTGACGATTAGCGAGTTGGGCAACCCGCTCCGACAGTTGGTCGTTTTTAACCGACATCTCAGCGTTGACAAATTGCATTGCCTTCACTTCGTTTTCTAGTTCCCGGCACCGTGCCTCAAAGAACGCTTCTACTCTTGCTTCCATCAACTGGACTCCTCTATGAGTTTCAATAGTCTTATCTTATACTGTTCTTGATCAATTGTCAAGAACCTTTCGTAATTATTCATCAGATTATCTAAATCAATCCATATGATATCATCCTCTAATTGTGTATTCCAATCTGGGCCATAGTTGACCAGCTCATCCAATATGATTATTGTTTCTAATGACACACGGCCACCTAGAAACTCTTTCATCAATTTAGGATGTTGTCCATTCGTTACTGTGAACAAATCCTCAAACGCTTCTACAAGAGGTTTCATCTCTACCTCAAACAGATCAAAGAAACCCTGACGTTTCAGTTTCCATGACTCATAGTTCTCATCATTGAAGTTGGCAATATACCCCTTCTTATCTTTGATGAAATTTGCTACAAAGTAGTTCTGGATTTCTTGTTCTGTCTTGTACTTGCGAGCCAACCTAACGAAGAACGATCTGTCCTTGCGTTTGTAGAAGGTGTCTCTCTTGATACGAGTCTTGCCCTTGTATGTCACAAAGTCATAGTCGCTCTTACCAAAGTGTGCTTTCATAGCACAGTACATTAGATAAACGTCAATCGGTTCCATTACAGATACGCTTCGATACCCAATCAGTTAAAATGCAGGGGATTACCCCGTGAATAATTAGAACGGTAGCCATTACCCACGCATGAGCAAGGTGCATAAAATAGTTAGTGTTATTTTCTTTAAGGTGTTTCATACAGGTAGTTGTGCCTGTCGAGGAAGAAAGTTCAATTCCCGTGCGTTAGCCTCAATCTTCTCTTTGAGACTCTTGGAAATAAGGCGACCCACTGTGTCGGGTTCAATCTCTTGACGATGGCAATAGTCAAGGACGGCCTCCATATGAGTTATATTCTTTTCATTTGCAATGCGTTCAATTTCCATCGAAAATGTTTTTGCGGTATTCAGTGCCATTTTGTACTCTTGTAATTTATTAATAAAGTGGGGGTTTTTGAAAGGAACCCCCATAACCTTTAGTTTTAGAACTTATAGCGTGTTTTTACACCGATAATTTTATCACCTGTGTTAAGGTCATTATCAAAATTAACTTCACCATAAGGGGTAATACCAAAGGAATCACCCACATCAAATGTGTACCCTGCGGCAAGTTCAATATTAGAAATCTCTTCATCATCCCAGCTGAACTTTGGTAGAGCTGATAATTTAAACCCTTTAATTCCAGCAACAACACCAAATTTTGTGGTAGTTGTTTCCTTCGTTGTGTTACGTTCAGTGTCGGTCACAAAGGACATGTCAATATTTGGCATAGCAGGTAGAACTGCTTTATCTTCTGCCATTGCAACAGTTGAAATACTGGTTGCAAGTGCAATTCCGATAATTAGTTTCTTCATTTGTTTTAGTCTCCCTTTAAAAGTTGAGGGGCTAACCGTGGGCCCCTCGCGGATGTATTATGGCATCACCCATTAGTAGTGGTATTTAGTTGTTAAACACCCATCGCAATTGCGCGATTACCAGCAGCAACCACAGAACGTGATGCAGTACCCAGACGGTACTTGCTGTAAGTTTCACCATCAAACGAGCTGACCCGCTTGTTGAGGTATACAGGATAACCCTGCATACGAAGGGAACTAATCAGAGCGCGAGCGTTCTTGACGCCATATCGTGCGCTAATCTGTTTCGCAGTAAGTTCAGTACCGTTTTCGAGAGCGGCAATAACCTTAGTTGCCTTCGTAGTCGTAGTCGTAGTCATGTAGTAATTCATCCTTTCAAGATGATGACAATATCATTATTGACATTGTTTATAGAGTATAACATAGAAATAGTTAAATGTCAATACCCTTTCAAGGTGGTAGGTTATTCTGTTGCCAAGGAACCTACCGAAACTCCTGCACACTTACTGCTTACGCAGCGAGTGCCAATGGTGCAAAGTTATCGTTTGCATTTAGAAATTTGACCAATAACGCAGTCATCCGACAATTCTCCACTTATCTATCCCAGCCTGTCGATCCTATTTCGCCCCCATCAAAAGAAGACTAGATAAATCAAACCAGAAAGTAAGGTTATGTCTGCACAAATACTCCAAAGTATATATGCTTTAAACATTACCACCGATATTTTTTTTACTAGAGGATTCTTCATCTGAATCTCCTGATATCATCTCTTCCATTCCAATCTCCTTTTGGTGGAAGCGGTGGGTACTGCCCCCACGTCCAGTTCTGTATTCAATTCGTATCATCAAATTGTATCTTATTTATAACACACGGGGACTAATAAGTCAAGTGCCTTATTGGCATTCCTTTAATCTTTGTTGGCAATGAAAGTAAAATTCCACCCTTTCCCTGACTCAAAATACACGCCCACTTATCCTTTATTTCTAATACTGTGGTTGTACCCGTGGTTTCATTTATATAGGACATGACAGCAGTTTTCTGTTCTGCGTCTACCCAAGCGGAAATTGGTTCTTCACCAAACTCTTTGACCTTATCCATAACTTCCTTTATAGGGCCACAAATCACAGGTTTCTGTGTTACAATCCAATTTGGAAATTCTCCTAAATCTTCTGATTCTGGAATTGTTTCTTGCGCTAAGGTTTGATTACCCATTAACAGAAACACTGCCAGTACTGCTACTAGATGTTTCATTCTGTTTGCTCCATTCTGCAA